TACAGCCGTTGAAAGTATGTAAGTTAAATTTGAGTTAAATTTTAACAATCTAAAATCGTCATATAAAGATATCCATACATTGGATTGTTTATCTATAGAGGCATAGCAAGGAGTAAGATTTTGACGAGCCAATATGCTTTCTAACTGTACAGACGTAAGAAGTACGTTGTCTGTATTATATTTTAAAACAGTATTTTCAAACGCATCTAACGCAAATACAGTGTCTTGAATTGGGTTATAAGCAATTCCGTAAATATCATTTGTTCCAGAAACGGTTTCATATGAAATATCATCTGTTACTGTTGTGGGGACATTAAACTGAGTATTGCTTGTTTCGGCATTAATGTATCCGTTTTTATTATAATAGCTGGCTTCTCTGCAATATTCAGGGTACGATTCGACTACTATTTTATTAAAAACTCCTTCATTAGGATGAGAAATATATATTTTGTTTCTAATTGGATATGCCCGAGGAAAAGTAAATGTTGTATTATCTACAACAGCTTCTGTTTGAACTACTGTGCTTGCGGTTATAACAAACGTGCCTTCCGGATTAGCAGTTAGCAAATTACTCAAAGGAGTAATTGTAGTAAAAACATATCCTCCATCTTTTCCTAAAGTTTATGTTTGGATTTGTTTCATAATGAACTCCACGAACAAGAGGAATTCCATTGCTAGCCGACATTGATACTTCAACAGTATGCAAATTTCCTAGCTCATTAGAAGGAGGCCAGTTTAAACACTTAGTTTGCTTCGTTGTCATGTTTAAATCAAAAGGAATGTCTAAACGATCTAGATCGCATACCGTGCTTATTGTAATTGGAATCGGGACGTTTATCCATTTAACTGAATAAACTTCGTTTATATAATTTTCAGTAATCTTTAATTCCGTAGGAGTAGTCATATATACCAACCACGGCTTAACTGCAATTACGGTTTGGTTATTACTAAATCCAGGATAGGGATAAATTCTTGATTCGGGAGGATATGAAAAATGTAATGTACTGAGAGTAGCTGTAATTAAAATGGGACAAGTTTCAGAAGAAATAAATTCATTTGAAAGATCATCAACATAATAGAAAGAAGCTTTTCCCTTTGTCCCCACAATTTTTGATTCTGAATTATATAATGGTTCCTGCTTAAAATGTAATACGTTGTCTTTTATTACGTTGAAGTTTTCATCTAAAATTTTCCACGAGGGAACTAAGAAGTTCCATTTTTGAGGTACCGCATAAAAAGGCAGAGATTCTGTTCCGTGAACTTGAATAATTGCAGCTAAAGGTTCGTCTACTCTACTAGAAGTAAGAGATAAAACAAACGGTTGGGTTGGTATAACTCCTGGATAGTTGAATAATTCTGGGTGCTTTTCGAAAACTAAAAGATCTCGATACTTATAATCGACTTGAATTTCAGCAACATCTATAAACATCTGATTGTAATCAGTCCACGCACTTAAGGTAACTGTATATACTCCAGGATAGTTGTATGAATGTTTTACGGTACGGTTATTATATGCCCCATTCCCGTCTCCAAAGTTCCAAAAAAGATTAGTAAATTCTTTACTAATAGTTGTTGTAAAAACAAATTCTGTTCCGTACACGTCACCAATTTGACTGCTAGGAGAAATAGTATAATTGTACGGAGTTAACATAAAATTAAGAAATTAGTATTTTTGTACTAATGTTGATTAAATCTTCAAAATAACCATACATAAAGTCTTCCAATATTATATTATTAAATGCGACGGATTTATCTAAATCAGGATAAGTTGGATTCCACACAAATAACGAAATACCCTCAACAAATTCTTGAGTGATAACATTGCGTGTTCGTATTTTGCTAACCCCTTCAATCATTAGAATGTCTGAAACTAATTTTTTGTAATCAAACGTGTGACCCAATTTAATATCGGAAGAAAATGTCTGGGTAATTTTTTCTGCTACTTCTCGTTGTATTGATTCGTCTGATCTGGATACTCCTCTATTTCTAACAATTTCAATTACATAATTACTTCTGTTTTCTATTCCAATGGAAGAGTTTTCTGCAAACCCAAATGTTATAGCTTTATAAATTGGGTCTAAAAAAGAAACTTCTGTGGTTAATATTTTAATTTCATTGACTGACGAGAGAATGATTTCTTTTTGAGTTGGAAGCAAGTACTTTAAAGCTGAATTAGCTGAGGATCTAGGCAACCCACAAATGTATATATTATTAAAATTACAGGAGTCAGCGTAAGATACTTGATTGAATAAAATCTGATTAAACCCTACAGGAGATACGTTTATTTCATAAAAATATTTTAAATATTTACTCATGTACTCCCAATTACTAAATATTTTTACGTCTTTAATTATACTAGAAAAATTTAAACGAATATACGAATCAAAGTCTGATTTATTTACCAGTCTATATTGAGTTTTAAATGCTTTGGGAGCGTTTTTTCTGATGTCGTCTGCAGTTTCTCCAGGTTTTGGTAGAGTTGAGCCAAAAGTTTTATTGATATAAATTTGAGATAATGCTTGAGATCCCAAATAAACAACAGAAGAATTGCTGTTGTTCAAAACAATCTCTTCGTAGTCGGAGTTTTGATAACTCATTACTCCAACTAAATCCGTAACGACATCAGTGTCTATAACCCCGTCGGTTCCATTGCTTTCTAAATAAAATACAACAACTTTATCTCCGGAATTTAATTGTCTTCCTCTTAGATCATCTCCAAATTTGATTTCGTAACTTAAATCAGAATTTAATCGTTTTTCAAAAACGCGATCAAAAGGTCGTTGGCCATAAAAATTTCCTACCTCCGTATACTTAATCCAATCGGTTGCGTTTTTTTCTAAAACGTATACATCAATATTAAAATGGTCTATAGTTCCAGCAAAAGGGAATATCGTTACCGTTTCGTTTGAATCTCCGGCAGCTGTATAAGCAGGAGATTGTCGATATATTCCTTGATGTAACAACTTTTTGTTTGTTAAACCTTCTATAGTATTCTGAGGAAAATCTTCTTCTACTAAAAATGTAATATCTTCATTAAAAGAATATATTACGCTTTGTAAAATTATATAAGAATAACGAGGGATTGTATACAAACCTTTTGTCAAAAAGGGGGTATATCCTGTGTACGGAAGCAAAGATGTTTGGAACCCCACTGGTTTGTAATCCAATAATTTTACTATGCGGTTTATATTTTCGTATAATTGAGCTTCACTAAATAATGACTCTGTACTAGTTTTATTTAAATAGTATATAAGAGTATTAAACGAATAAGAAATAATGTCTATTATAGAAGAAATATTTGAACCTATAAAATTTTGATCTGTAATTAACCCTTCTTTGTTTAATCGTTCAATAATTAGATTACGCAACGAGATTGCATCAAATGCTGCATATTCGTTTGAATTTAAAGGAAAGTCGTGATTGTTTGTAGTCATATTTTATAAAAAAGTAAAGACTTCGGTTGTAAACATAGAAACGTTTCCTCTCAAAGTTAAGTCACTAGCAGCTAATATAATATTTAATTCTAAAGTTATGTCATAAAGATTATCCTCGGGTACAGCAACAACTTTGCATTTTTTAACCTCCACTCTAGGTTCATAATCAGCAATTGACATACTAATATCTTGACCAATAAGATATGCTGTTGCTTCGTTTATTGGCTCAAACAAATATCTTTCTAAATTGCATCCATATTTTGGAAACAGAAATCGCTGGCCAGGAAGAGTATTAAAAAGATTTTTTAAAGAGTTTTTAATTGCACTTCTGTCGTAATCAAAAACTAAATCATTATTAAATTTATTTAACTTTAAATTCAAATCATTGTATACGAACCCGTTTTTATTAAGGTCGTTTGAAAGTTGCTGTAAATTTTTTAATTTGATAGCCACTATCTTACTTATATCCTAAATGTTCAATGCTTTTATTATTGGCAAATAAGCAATATTGCGAGGTCTGGTTTCAGCCCCACCCTGGAAGTCTGTGGAAGATTTTTTTAAGCTAGCATTGCTTCCGTCATTACCAATATCCATATAACCAGAATCATCCCCTTCTGGGCCCCCCGTATCCGTTATTTCGTGTTTATGGGATCTAAGCATATCTGATTGATAACTACCAAACAATCTGTCAATATCAAATCCTTTTCCTGCATCCCACCCTCTTATAAATTGACCTCTCAAGTCCGGTAATCTAAAGTTAGGATTTTTTGGATCTAGAAAATTTTCATTTGATGAGATTTCATTTCCAACGCTGTCAAATGCCCCTCTTCCTTTTACATTAGCAATCCAAACTTTCACAATATCAAACAATTGAGGGTAAGAAGCTTTTTTAACAAGAGACCCATCACAAAACAACCAACCGGTTGGAGCTGTAGCACCCACATAATACAAAATAGTACCCAACGGAACAGCTATATTTAATGTATCTTTTGATGCCTTAAATTTATTGTCTACAAGAACAGCAAAGTCGTCTATTTGTTTCTGTAAATTATTGCAGCGATTAGATAAACTTAAAATCCTTTCATCAACCTGCATTCTTTGCATATCCTGTA